AAAGGCTTAGAAGCTCTTATCAATTACTTGCACACATTTCGCTTCATCAAACAAATGAATACATTTGATAGCGAGGATGACAGAACACTTTGTGAAGATGCCTTTATCCGCTATACCTATGATAAGTCCGATTTAAATCAAGAAGAAGTTGACCAATACATCGAATTATCAAATCAAGTTGTGCAAGGATTCAAAGTTTTGCGCCGCAGCGAAAGAATGCAGTTTGCTCTTGAACAGGTAACTGGCAATGACCCAGACACAATGAAAGTTTCTATGGGACTGGTGGAAGCAATTGGTAAAGCCAGTACTGAATATGACCAATGCATCAAGCGCCAACAAAAACTACTTGATGATTTGAAAGAAAAAAGAAGCACGCGCCTTTCAAAACAAATTAAAGAAAATGCATCTATCTTGAACCTTGTACAGATGTGGCGAGACGAAGAAGAGCGCAAAAAAATGATCAAGTATGTTCAAATTGAACAAGATGCAATTGCCCAAGAGGTTGAAAAACTTACCAGCATGGATGAAATCAAAGCTAGAATACTTGGCTTGAACAAAGACGAAATATTGAATGGATAATCTATGAGTCTTATTTGTAAAATCTGCGCAAAAAGTTTTGAGAATGATACTTCTTTGCATCATCACTTAAAGGCTCATAAAATTAGACAAACAGAATACTATCAAACTCATTTCCCTAGAAAAGATAGGTATACTGGTTTAATAATTAAATATAAAAACAAAGAGCAATATTTTTCTGCTGACTTTAATTCAAAAGCATCATTAAAGGGGTGGCTAATGTCTATTCCCACCGAACTCGCAAAAGATTACATTAGAAATATTTTAGTCAAACGAAAAGAAAAAGGTAAATTGAAATATGCCCCAACTCAAGTTGAGTTAAAGACAATGATGATGCCAGGAATCAAGTATATAACTGAACGGTTTGGATCTTATTCTAATTTATGTAAAGAGATTGGCTTGGAAATTCGTTTTTCTTCAAAAAAGTTAGATGAAAAACAATTCAAGGATGTCTCAAAAAAATTTATCTTTACTGATTCAAGAGAACAAAAAGCTTTGGAGTTTGACAACCGAACAAGGGTTCAGGGCATGTCTTTTGGAGACTATAGAATGAAGGGGTCTTCAGTTTATATAGAAAGAAAATCTGTTGGAGATGCATGGGGAACATTAACTGGAGGATATGAGAGGTTTGAGCGTGAGATAATTCGCGCAAAAGAGGCGGATGGATATTTAGTTATACTTGTTGAAAGTCCTTTTTCTAGTTTAGAAAAGTTTCCGCTTCAAAGACAGGTGGCTGGCAAGATAAAGATACCAGTAGAATTTTTATATCATAACATTAGAGATTTGATGCAAAAGTATACGCATATACAATTCTTATTTGTTAATGATAGGGAGGAATCAAGCAGAGTAATTCAAAAACTATTCTCTGCTGATGAACAAGTTAAAGATGTTGACCTTCAACTTCTCTATGATTTAGGAAAACTATAATGTGGTACTCTCCCGAAAAATATAAAAAAGAAGTTCTTGATGTAAACAAAGAGTTTGCATTATTGACTGGGGATCTTGATGAAAAGATTGCAAAGATTACTCTTGCAAGATTTCTTTATCGCAACATTGGTTTTACTACAGAGTTATTAACTGGAACAAAGCTTTATCCTGACCAAATTATTAACATCAAAGGAATGTTAAATAGTAATTATACCATGTGTGTTTGGGGTCGTGGTCTTGGTAAGACTTTTTCTGCGGCAATGTTTTGTATTTTGCAATGCATCTTTTTTCCAAAATCAAAAATCTTAATTGCTGGACCCACATTCAGAACAGCAAGATTCATCTTTAATCATATTGAAAAGATGTGCGATAGTCCTGGAGCTAAATTACTTTTTCAAGCAATGGGAGCCAAGTCAAAAAGAAATGACGAATTCCGATGGAACATAAATGGTGGAGAAATTGTAGCTATCCCATTGAATGGCGAAAAGATTCGTGGTTTCCGCGCCAATGTTCTTGTTATTGACGAGTTCCTATTGATGAATGAGGAAATTGTTGAAAAAGTCTTGATGCCATTCCTTTTGGCTCCACAAGATATTGATGAGCGCCAAACCATTCGTCGCAAAGAAGATGAATTAATTAGAAGGGGCTTATTAAAAGAAGAAGAAAGAATGGTGTTCCCAAATAAAGCAAAGTTCATTGGACTTTCTTCAGCAAGCTATACTTGCGAGTTTCTTTATAAGAAGTATGATGAATTTGTTAAAAAGATTTATGCGCCCGATATGACAGAAACTGGAGAAAAGTATTTCATTAGTCAATTAGCTTGGAATGCTATTCCTCCAGACCGTATTGATAAATCTATTATTCAATTGGCAAGCAGCAATGAATCTAATGCGGCAACTTTTAAAAGGGAATATGGGGCACAATTTATTGATGGGTCAGATAGTTACTTTTCAATGAAGAAAATGCTAGAGTGTAGTATTCCTGATGGCGAATCACCCTCTATTTTGTTAAAAGGCAACAAAGATAAGAAATATCTAATAGCAATTGACCCAAACTTCTCCAATTCTCCAACTGCTGACCATTTTGCCATGTGCGTAGTGGAAATAGATGAAGGAAAGTGCTCAGGAACAGTTGTTCATAACTATGCCAAAGCTGGTAAAGATTTAAAAGACCATATCAAATACTTTTACTATATTTTAAAGAATTTTAATATTGAAATGGTCATTATTGACTATGCTGGTTATCAATTCCTTGAAGCTGCAAATGAAAGCGAATGGTTAAAGAGGGAAAAGATTGAGATCAAAGTATTTGAATTCTATGCTGAAAAAGATGGGGGAGAATTAGAAGATCAATTAAAAATAGCCAGAAGGAGCCTCAATAAAGAAATCCATAGAATAGCTTTCACTCAGTACTTTACAACAGATTTTATTAGAAAAGGTAATGAATGGCTACAAGGTTGTATTGATTATAAGAAAATATGGTTTGGATCTAATATCAAGGCTGATGAATCCACATTTGATAAAACTGTATCCACAAACTTTGATAATGATCTACAATTAGTTGATGAAGAGTGCCTTGGGGACTTTATTGATGAGCAAGAAGTATTAATGAGGCAAACAAAGTATCAATGTGCATCAATTGAAGTTAAATCTACTGCCAAAGGCACCCAAAGCTTTGATTTGCCCCAAATAATGAAAAGAGACAACTCTTCTTCAAGAATGAGAAGAGACTCTTATACTGCCTTAATGTTGGCTTGTTGGGGCTTAAAATGCTACCATGATATAACCAGAGTGCAAGAGGAAGAATCTCAATCCAGTTTTGAACCTATTTTGCTTTAAAAAGTGTAATTACCATTAGTTTGTAATTATAATAATACGGAGCAAGGAATAAAAAAATGGATAGTACAATTAGGTTAAGACAATTAAATCAACCGGAACTTTCTGGCTATATAGTCAGCGTTTTTGCTGCACAGTCGCAACTTAACACTTCTGGAAACATTGTTCCATCTGGTTCTGGAGTTTATAATCTTGGTTCCACATCAAATTATTATAAAAATGTATACTCTAATGGCCTCACACTCCCTTCTGGCAGTGGAATTCAAATTGGAAGCTCTTTCGTTACTGCTTTTACTTCTGGTGGTGCGGGAGTTGTCAAGATAGATAACTATACAATTGTCTCTTCTGGCAATTTTATATCAATTCAAGGACCACAAGGTATCCAAGGTCCAAGTGGCGCCACAGGCATTACTGGAGCAACTGGAACCAGCATTACTGGTGCAAGTTATAGTGGTAGTACATATAGACTGTATCTACAATTATCAAATGGAACAACTACAGGAGTCTATATACCTCCTTTAAGTGGTGCAACAGGAATCAGTATAACTGGATTTTTTCAAAGTGGCAGTATTATTTATCCTCAATTTGACAACTTCAGAGGAACTGGTAGTGCAATTTATTTACCCAGCGGTGCTCAAGGAATACAAGGTCTTCCTGGAACTGTAACTTTTGATTATTATTCTGGACAAGCTCCCAATACAGGAAGTTATACTGAAGTTAATTTCCCAAGTGGAGCATATATTTTAGATTATTATGATTCAAGCGTCTTCCCAGCAATATCTTTGATGAGGGGAATGACTTACACAGTTAATCTTTCTGGATTAAATACCCATACAATTAATGAAGAAGATTATTTGTTATTGAGTGGATCTTTGACTGGCACAACTGTTCCAACTGGAATAATTGGAGGTCAAAGCAATTACTATTCAGATTCTGTTAATGGAACAGGATATTGGCGTTTGGCATTTTTTGATAAAGATTCTCAAGTTGGAATTTATTCAGGTCAATATGCTGATGAGAATACTTTTTTAACTGACTTCTCTAACAATGGAAGGGCAGTCAAAAATGATGAAGTATTTGGGTCGTATTACTATCCAGACTTATATAGAACAAGCTTAACTTTTAACACCAGATTCACTGCCCAAAATCAATATAAATATGGCTTCATTGTCTATTCTTTGCAAGATCAAGTAATGACTGAAGATTCTTTTACAAATGCTTATTCTTTTGCAATCATTACTGGAGATGCATATGTTTCATCTGGCGTTGGTCCAATTGGTCCACAAGGTATTCAAGGAATTCAAGGGGCAGTTGGTCCAGTTGGTCCAATAGGGCCAACTGGTCCACAAGGCGATAATGGCGCAGATATTGTTGCTATAAATCAAGGAGTTTATGAAATACAATTTGTATTCTCTGATGGCTCTACATCACCT